GTCAACATCACCACTTATCGTGTTAAAGTTAGCAATCTTTAACAGTTTGCCCTGAGTCTGATGCCCTTGAACTTCTATGTAGTTAATACCACCTGAGGTAGCTCGCCTGAAATTGAGTAGGGAGTATGTGTAGTTATATCCACCACTGCTAGTAGCTTGTGCTGTTAAGGTGCCGGGATATAGACTAGTAATCACCGTATAGAACTCAGGGTTGGCATTATGACTACTGTACAGCTGTAGGATATGTTCTCCAGTGTAACTGTATATACGTATCCACGAGTTGCCTGTAATACTTGTTTGCTTACCTGTATTAAGATCAAAACCATCACCTGAGAATGCTGTAGCTGCTACTGTGCCTGCAACATGCAGTTTAGAAGTTGGGGAAGAGTTACCAATACCTACGTTACCACCTCCGGGCTGTAAATTTAACGGATACGGGGTAGATATATTATTGTCTTGGGCTTGTATCCAACTACCCCACGGGGCGCTGTTGGTCACGCCCATCTGTAAACCATGCGAACTACCATCTTGGCTTATAAGAACCATACCTTTTGAAGTACCGCTGGGTGTATTATTGGTACCTGCTACCTCAAGTTTGGTACTTGGAGAACTTGTACCAATACCTACATTGCCAGCTGAGTCTATTCGTAATGACTCTGTGTTAGTAGTGTAGTTATAAAATCTAAATGCGTTGGATCCATCACCTAATGCTTGCACTGTCCACTTCAGTACGTTGTTGTTTTTAAAGTTTATTGCAGTGTTGTATCCCGTAGATCCATCGAGTAGTAGAGCTTGGTTACTAGCACCTGAGTTAATAATTAGGCCAGATGCTGTGGCGTTACCTGTAAACGTTGGACTAGCAATAGGTGCTTTAAGAGCAATACTATTATTAACCGTTGTAGAGAATGCAGCATCATCACCAAGAGCAGCCGCTAACTCATTAAGAGTATTCAGTGCTGCAGGTGAGGAGTCCACTAGTGCTGCAAGGTTCGCGTCAGCTTCTGCTTTGGTATACGCAGAGTCTATTGGCTCATAACGTGCATCACCTTCCGACTTAGTATACGCACTATCCAAAGGCTCAAACCTAGCATCAGCAGCAGTCTTAGTATAGTGGTTAACTGTCTGAGCATAACGAGCATCAGCATCAACTTTATTATAGTGGTCAGCTAACTGGAATGTACCAAAGGAATGAATGAAGATGACATCATTAACTGCTGCTCCAGTGTCTAAGACAATAGAGGAGCCATTAGAAGCAGTGTAGTCTGCTACATCCAAACGTATACCATTCAAGTAGACTGATAGGTAACCAGCGTCATACGTAGCTGTGAAGGTAGTCTGACCTGCTGTGGCTGTATGCTCAACACTGTTCTGTACACCGTTTACCGATGAACCTGCGTTGATCCAACCTGTACCGTTGTATACCTTCATGGTAGCAGCAGTACTGTCGAACCATAAGTCACCTGTCGCTGGTGAGCTAGGTGCTGAGGATGCTGAGACATACTGGGATTGGAATGAAGTTACTGATGTGTTGACACCAGACGCACTGGAAGCTGCGTTAGTAGCTGATGTAGCCGCTTCGCCTGCTTTAGTTGTCGCTATGCCAGCTTGTGTAGTTGCTGTAGATGCTTGAGTAGTCGCTGTGCTTGCTGAGGCAGTAGCTGATGTAGCCGAAGCTGTAGCTGAGTTAGCCTTAGTAGTTGCTGTGTTAGCACTTGTATTTGCACTTGTCGCTGAAGAGGAGCTAGCTGCTGCAGAGGATGAAGAGGCTGAGGCACTTGCTGCAGCATTAGTCTCTGAGGTAGCTGCATCATCTTCGCTTGACTGCGCGTCTACGGCACTAGAGGAAGCTGAGTTAGCTGATGAAGTAGCTGAGCTTGCTGAGGCAGTAGCAGATGATTGACTAGCTGAGGCAGCATTCTGTGCCACTACGGCTGCTGTCTCTGCAGTCTCTGCATGTACTTCCGCTAGTTCTGCTGCAGTCTGAGCTGTAACGGCATTAGTCTCTGCAGTCTCTGCATTGGTTTCTGCTAGCTCTGCAGCTGTCTCTGCTGTCTCTGCATTAGTCTCCGCAAGCTCTGCATTAGTCTCTGCAGTTTCAGCATGAGTCTCTGCTAGCTCTGCAGCTGTCTGTGCAGTCTGAGCTGCTGTGGCGCTTGTGGCTGCTGCTGTGGCTGAGTTGGATGCGTTAGTCTCTGAGGTTGCAGAACTGGATGCTGAGGCAGCTGAAGCTGTAGCTGAGGTAGCTGAGTTGTTTGCACTTGTTAATGAAGCAGCTGCACTAGTCGAAGCTTCAGACGCTTTAGTCGTAGCTGTGCTCGCTGACGTAGCGGCATTGGATGCAGAAGACGCTGCGTTCGTTTCGCTCGTTGCAGAAGCATTCTTACTTGATAAGGCGTTAGATTCTGATGATGCTGCTGCTGTTGCGGATGTTGCTGCATTGGTCTCACTTGTGCTTGCGTTAGTTGCTGAAGTAGCCGCATTTGTTTCAGACGTTAGTACGCTAGCCGCTGAGGCTGCTGAGTCTGTTGCGGATGAAGAAGATGCTGTTGCACTAGCGGCTGAAGCAGCGGCACTAGTTGCTGAGTTTGTAGCTGAAGTAGCTGAGTTGGTTTCACTTGTTGCTGAGGCATTCTCTGAGGCTAGGGCTGCAAGTTCTGAAGCTTTAGCATTAACTGCCTGTTGTGTTATTTCGTTCAACGAAGAGTCTTGTGTAGAGTCTCCTGAACCGCCTGTACCACGGAATATAGCCATTGATATACCACTATGCGTTATTAGAAAGAAAAAAAAGGAGTCTCAAGTTTAGTTACAAGAGACTCCCATTAGTGGTTAGTTTAGATTAACCGTTAACTGCCATGATGAAGCCAGTCTCTGGACGCAATACCTGAGTACCATACAAGCGGTCTGCAGTATACAAGGTTCCTAAGAACTCTTGCTTGTACTGTGTTTGAGAGCGTACACCCTGTTGTTCTGCTAAGACCATAGTATCTTTATGACCAAGCAAAGCACCACGAATACGACCGCCAGCTGTAGCAGCGTTCTCAGCAGCAGTCTCAAGAGTAGGACAGTTAGTAGACACATAGATGTCAATACCGTACAACTCACCGATCTTACCGTTGACAACACCTTGGCCATTAACGAAGTCACTAGATACGTAACGATCAATGCCCATAATTGAGTTTCGCATTGAAGGTGGAATCACTAGGAAGCGTCCGTCCATTGGGGCGTCTGCATCGTCAAGCTTCTGAACCATGTCACGTAGGAAGCTATCAGCAAATACGTCAGCAGGAACAACAGTGTTGTCTGCGAAAGTAGTAGTGCCTGTGCTAGCATCGTTGTAGAAGGTAGCTGAAGTTACCCAGTTGGAACCGTCACCATCACCGAACTTCTTGCCCAAGGTAAATAGATCATCGTCTACTTGCTTACCTAGTGCGTAGCCTGCATCACCAGTATAGAACTGACGTAAGGAAGCTAGAGCTTGTACGTTGGTAATATCTTCGATCATACGTGAGTATTCAAAGTGCTTGTCAATAGTAACTAGTACTTCTGACTCAGTAGCATTCTGGATAGTTACAGCTGTGTTCTCTGCCTTAGCAGAAGCAACGCCACGGGTAGGCTTAGGGATATGAATCGTATCACCCTTCTTACCTTGCATTGCAATTTTCTTAGTTAGTGGTGCAAGTACAAGGGATTTCTCATACGCTGCAATTACTTCGTCAGACCAAATTTCGGGGATGAAAGTTGCTGCTGAAGTGTTATCTACAATACCACCTGTGGCGGGATATACTGAAGTAGCCATTTTTAATTTCTCTCTATAGTAAGGTTATTTGACCCGTTTCTCTGCGTATGCCTTTTGGATATCGTCTGAGAGTGCTAAGTAGCGTTCTGGGTCGGTTTTCATTAGTTTAATAATATCAGCTCGTCTATAGATCTTTTTGGAAGTACTGGAGTCTGGATTACCACGAGTGTAACCATTAGACCCATCACGGACAGCTTTCTGTCTTCCCTCTTTCTCCGCCTGAATTGTTTGATTGATAGCGCCACTACGATCCTTCCATAATGAAAAGAGTTCGTGTGCTGCTTCCGTATCAAAGTGCTGATCAGCCGCTACAAACATCCGAGTCCTAATTTTAGAGGCTTGAATCCATTCAGCAAACTTAGGATCATTTACGATCTCTTCGATGTCTGGATGTTCTTCTTTTAGAATAGCCATTGAGGTTTGCTGTTGATAAGCTCTCGATGATTCTTCTGCCGCCTTAACTGAAGGGTGGTTGTCTATTGCACGACTCATTGCTTTCTCAGGGTCAGAATAGAAATCTATATCGTCATCTGTGTCAGTGGTGGCCTTAGTAGGCTCCTGTGACTGGAGTTGTGTGTTGATGTAACTATCGACTACACTGCGTAAGTCACCTACTTCTGAGCTCTGACGACCTAGGAGCTTCTCAGCCTCTTGGTGCATCCTAACTACATCTTCAAGTGATTTACCACTGTACTTATCTGGGACCGCCTCAGGCTCTTGTGCTGGCTCAGGGTTAGCCTGTGGGGCTTCCTGTGCTGCTTGTGATTCTGGAGACATGTCGTCTAAGCTATCAAAACGCTCGTTGTTCAAGTCCTCTTGTTCGAGGATAACTGCTGCCATATTAAACTCCGTACCTTAGTATTATGGAGAAAGTAAAAATGAAAGCTCCTAGTAATCAGGGTTAGCTTTCTCTGCTTTAGCTCTACCACGTTCATGATCCTTAGCCCACTTAATAGTGGCACCAGCAAAGTCGCCAGAGAATGGATCTAACAAAGAACGAGGAGAGGAAAGTTGTCTGGTTGCGAGGGCATCACACGTTTTACACTTAATAGTGTCTGGTGAACCCTTAACCATATGCTCATTAACGTGCCCTAAGGCACACTTGTAATCGAAGTATTTAAACATCTGCGTAATCAGCCTCAATAGGATCTTCAGTTCTCTGAGATTCTTCTTGGCCTATACGTGTTGTTTCTTCTAGGTTCAGTAGAGTACCCATGATGTTAAGTTGGCCCTTACGAAAGTAGAGGTCTTTGTCATCTTTGGTGTGTTCTACCGAGTTAATGATAGGGATATTTGAGCTGAGATCTTTAACGATAGTCTTCCAACCATTCGTTCGGAATAGTTCGTTCATATCTCTAAAGTAGAGCTCTAATTCATTATCTGTCATTTATACTACCTATTATAACATATATTAGTTGGAAAGTCAATGTTTTTCTTTACTTTTACTAGAAACTGTGCTAGGAGACTCTAATGCTGCCACCTGCGCCTCTAGAGCTGTTATCTGCTTCAAAAGCCTGCTGTAGCTGCTGTTGATCTGCTCCACTACTTGACTGAGTTCGCGCTGGGATACCATTCTGCTGTGCTCCTTGTTTCATTTGGAAGTTCATTTCCATTGCTTTGTCCTTGAGCATACGATCAGCTACCTGAAGTCTGCGCTCGAACTCTTTATCATCATTTTCACCGTCTTTAAGGTTAGTAGTGATGGCCTTGATACGATCTATCTCCATTTCTAGAGGTATTACCTTAGCTTCCATAGCTAACTTCTCTGCTCGTGCTTGTGATTCAGCGGCTTGAGCCTCTAGAGCAGCAGTTTGTGAAGCTTGGAATGCTAATTCAGCTTGCCTTGTCTCTTCTTGAGCCTTTTGAGCTTCAGGAGAAGGTTGTGCAGCCTGATCAATGAGTCCAATCAACTCTTCACGGTTACTTACGTTCATGTTGTCTACGATAGACTTAAGCATGATAGGGTAATAAGGAGTATCTTTGCCCATTGTCTGCAATAACTGCACCAATTGGCTTACTTCGTACTCTCGTGCCACTATGCCTAACGTAGACGTAGCATTGAACTTGTAGTCCGACACAGGGTAGAGCTCAGGCTCGTACTGCATATAACGCCAAGCAGCCTTAGATACAAAAGGTATCAAGAAGGACTCTTGGAAGTTAATCAAGGTGCGCTTATGTCGCTTGATGATGGCACCTAGAGACATCGAAATGCCTGCAGCAGTAGCTTCTCCATTGATTTGACCACCAACACCAGAAGAATCTACGGCACCTGTACTCTGCTGTACCATAGATTGTAGTGCTGAAGCCTGAGCAAACGTAATCTGACTAACATTACCAAAGTTGAATGGGTTAATAATCTCCCTTGGGTCTCCGTTAGTCAACAATAACTTACCAGCACGAATCTCTGGCTTTGTGCCGCGTGGGATGCGTGTGGCGTCCATAGCAAGCATAGGGTGTACTGTCAACGCTAGTGCATCAATACGTGCGCGTAGCTCTGCATCTAAAGCTTTCTGACTGTTGTAGCCCTTCTCACATACTCCACGGCCCCAGAAGCGGCTAGGAACAACATCCCAAGGGAATGCAACAATAGGACGGTCCTTCATCATGTATTGGCTAGGTTCAGCCTTAAGGATGTGACCTTCGTTAGCAATGATGACACAAGCTTCAATGTAATAGCTTTCTTTGTCTTCTTCGTCTAGCTCATAGTCTAGCTCTTGCTCAAGTAGGTGACGAGGCACAAGGCCGTAGTACTTAGTTAAGCGTGTCTTATCATCCTGATGTACAGTTAAGTCTTTATCAGCTTCCAACTGGAAGTCTTCTGAAGCAGAACCAATGTACGTGTCACGGTAGATACCTTGCTCTTGCAATTGTTCTACTAAGTGAGTACCAACGAATTCATCTACAGCACAGCCTAACGCTTCTTCAATGTTAGTGGCTGTAGGGTCAATACGGAAGTTCTGAGGTAGGATAGGACGTAGGCGTACAATGGTACGTTTGGATACGTTGACACCAACAGCTTCCATAGCTCCATCCATAACGGACTCGGTCATGGGTCGCATCTCGTTGATCTCTTCTAGGACCACTTCACCGATGCCGTTACCGAAGACAGCAGAGTTGATTAAGCATTCTGACACATCTCTACGTATCTTAGCTGTGTTGAAGTCCTCATGGAGTTTGTTACGTAAGAACTGAATGTCCTCAGTTTCATCGTCACCCATGTTATCTTTAATGTCAAAGTACTTACCACGACCGAAGGTGGCCTCTTCAATCTCAGCTACGTTAGACTCTACGGCCTGTTGTAATGCTGGAGCAATGATCTGGCTACGTTCAGCAGCACGAGTCTTGTCTGCAGCACTCCAGATGCCACGCCAGAGGCGATAGTATTCCTCATGCTTCTTAGCGTAGTTGTTCTCGTAATAGTCGCCCCAGTCATTGACCTTGGTCATTACCCATGACTCTAGGCTCTGCTCAATGATCATAGGTTCGGTTGATTCGTTGTTATCGTCTAAGTACATTTTCATTTGTTAGTATCCACTAATTGAGTCGATGGTGATAAAGTCATCGTATTCTTCAAAGTTACCAGCGTAGGTTACTTTAGCGAGTTGGTCTATATAGGCTAGGGAGTCTATTAAGTCATCATGGGTTAAGGGGTCTGGGAACTGGAATAGTTCATCTAAGAAGCGTGAGTGCCAATCCTTCTTCTTCTTGTTAAGCGTTATACGCCCATGTTCAAAGCGACCCTGTAGGGCCCACATGATTCTGTCAGTCTTCTTCTGGTTACCGTGGGTAAGCTCCTCTACACGAAAGTAAGTGTTCTGCCGTTTCATTCTGTCCATGAGTGGTGACATTACAGCCTGCTTCGAGATACCCTTCTCTATGCCTATGGACAATGGTTTATATGTTCTGACAACATCAAAGATCTTATTAGCAGTCTCGTCTAGAGTCCATCGACCATAGATAACATCCTCAATGAACCATCCTGATTCATCAACGAATACTACAGAGATTGCTGAGTTGTCTAAGCGTGAGGTGTTACCCTTCTTCTTACTGACATCTTGGAAACCAGCTAAGTCAATTGCTATATAGTAGTCTCCATCACCCTTAGGCTTCTCACCAAAGTTTAACCACTCTTCCTTAAACATCTCAGAGCCTTGGTTCTTGAAGGAAGCCATGAACTCTTGTTGGAATGCGTGGGTAGACATACTCTTCTTAGCCATGTCTAGCTCTTCTGGGTCTAATGTTTCATTGTCGTAACTGGTGAAGTGATAGGAAGTGAAGGTAGGATCATCCTCAGTGAGCTCAGCATACTTGTAGAGGTCATAGAAGTGGTTACGACCCTTGGGTGTACCTATGAATAGACAGCCACCCTTTTGGTCAGCTAAGGCAGGTCGTAGGATCTCCTCGAACACCTCAGGCTTCATGTCGGCATATTCGTCAAGTACTAAGTAGTAGAGACTCACGCCTCGCATCGTGTCAGGTCTATCAGCTCCTTTGAGGCTTATGGTAGTACCGTTGATCAAGGTGATCTGCATGTTGTTAATGTGGGCTGACTTGATGACAGGGCCACCTAGCTCGACTAGGAGCTTCCACATGATGTCTCTTGCTTGTCCTTGTGTAGGAGCCACATAGAAGATGTGTGAGTTGGGTAGACTTGTCTCTAAGCCCTTAACTATTAACTTCCAAGCAGCTAGCCTAGACTTACCACAACGACGACCAGCAGCACAGACAATGAACCGTGTTGGGTCAATCCATACTTTCTTCTGCCACTCAAGGAGCTCTATCGTTAGATCTGAACTCATGTTTTCTCAAACCAGCCATTGCCTACCTTAAGCTCATGGCCTATCTGTAGAGCAGTTGGATCAGTTACTTCAGGGTTCAAGGTCTGTAGATCTTCTAAGGACATACCAGAATTCTTAGCTATCTGATACATACTGTCATTAGGTTGTACAACGTACATAGACTGTTGTTCCTGAGCCTCAGTGTCCAGAGCATTGACATCCGTAACTTCTTCCTCAACAGGCTCTGGGAGAGCACTCAAGGCACTTTGGACAGCTATTGAATACTTGTCTGCTTTGGTACCATTACCATCTTCTTTGACAACACCCGTAGTCATCCAATTACTGGCACCTAAGGCACCTTGGTTATGAGCGTAGCCTAGGATGGCAAGTTGTTGTGACTCAGTAAGACCAGTATAGGCTTCACCTTGGTAATGACCTAAGGCTCTGTGGTTAGCTGTCACTAGACCCTTCATTGCTTGTTCTTGCAGAGCAGGGTTATTACGGAAGGACTCACGTGAGGCAGTGTCGTGACCTATGGTGATGCCCAGTATGCGACCAGCCTCTGTCTTAGC